CCTGTGCTATTTCTTGTTATTGCACGTCAGATTTTAAACCGCCACGTCGTTCTTTTAGCTTAGGCGAATTAAATATTTTAACAAAATCCTTTGCAAATTGTGGTATATTCATAAAAGCAGCTGCAGCTTGCAATGGGTTATTATCAGTATAATTTATAAAGTTTATTGTTGATAATAATTGTAATAAAGCTGATCTTCTGTTAAAAAACATTATTGTACCTACAGAGCCATTTAAATATTCGTTAATAGCTTTGGTAAACTTATCAGTAGATGTTGGTTTATTAGAACCAGTTTCCATTCTGTATAAAACATTTTCTAACGCTTGTCTAATGTTTTTGCCATAGGCGGCTTCTATTTTTGCTAAGTTAGAATTACTAAATATTGTATTTTTATTTTTTATAAATTCATTTAGGAATCCTTTCCTGTTAACATTTTCAGTTAAATCATTTAAATCAGAAAGTATACTATCAACATTCCAATATTCGCTAGGCTCTGGATATTTTTTGCCTTTCAATAAACTTTTTACACCCTCAGCAAGAGCCATCATGTCAGCGTTATTACCAACCTCTTTATTAAGCTTGTCTATTTCTTTTTGTGATATTCCAGGTATTTTATAACCAGCTTGCGTCCACAAGTATACTCTTAATGCTTGATCATGTGTATACACTGTGTTGCCTATAGGTTTTGCTAATTGTTTTTTAATGCCTGGGAAAGCTTTTAGAACGCTAACATAGTTGTTTTTTAATTCTTGTCTAGCTTTTTCAATTTCGCCTATAGCTCTTGTGTATGGTAATATTAAAGTATCATAAAAAAACTTTAAATCAGCTTCGCCTTGCTTACCCTTACCTAAAAAGTTATATAATAAACCTTCAAAGTCTTCTGCTGATGGTGGTAAAAATGGTCTAAATTTTCCTTTTTTAGTGCCTGCAATTCTACCAGCAACTTGAGAAAACCTTGTTTTTGCAGGAATGTTTTTATTGCGCTCAATCATTTCATTAAACTCACGGCTTAATGGTCTTTTGCTTTGCTTAATAGCTGTGTCTTGGGCTTTGCTATTTTCAACTAATTTTTGCGCTCCCGCTTTGTTTTCTAAATCGTAATTAGATTTTTCAAGTTTTGTAAACACCGGGAATACCCTGAATGTTAATTCGCCTTTGCTTATTGTTGGTCTTATAACATATTGCACTTCGCCTTGCAGGGGCGGTATATCTTTATTAATGTTACTATTGCTTAAAGAAAATAATCCTTTTCCTCCAATCTGAATTAAATTAATATTTTTCTTTTGATATAAGCCTATTATACCGCTTGCGTCAAAACCCTTTTGATTTATTATATAATCAGGAAAAACCTCTCTTGTTTGTTTCCATTCTGCTACGTGAGTTTTGCCTCCTTTAGTATAAGAAGGATAAAATATTTTACCACTTCCTGAAATTTGAGCACCATTTTTTAAAGCTTCTTTTGCCAATCCTTCAAACTTAGATTTATTATCAGCAATAAGTTTTCTTATGCTTTCTATGCCTGGTATATTTTGCGTGAAGTTAAATGAATCGTTAAAAGTACCGTCATTGTTGAATATGTTCCGAACAGTAAAACTACCCATTGGAGCAGTCTCGTCTAGCTTTAATTCAATAATTTGTACGGACCCGTCCTCGAAGGTTAATCTTAAATCACCATTTTGACCTTTAAATAAACCACTTTTAACATTAGATTTAGCTAAGCGCAAAGCGTTATTAACTAATTTTTCGTAAGCTATTCCTAAATTAACACCTTTAATAGTTCTTAACCTTAAGAAATTACCAAAATTATCTTCAACCAAAGATAGCACAACTTCGTTAAATTCTTTTTCGTTTAAGCCAAAAGGTCTAGTAGCTCTATACTTTTTAAATTCTCTTCCGGCTATGTTAGTTCTTAATAAATTTTGATATATTTGACCTGCTTGTTTAGGGTTGCCTAAAACGTCTTCAACCTTTTTGCTAAATTTAACATTGCCTCTTTCAGCTTGTCTACTAAATTCAGCTCCTAAATTAGCACCTACTTCAACACCTAATCTTTCTTGATTTGCGGCTAATGCTTCAGATACAGGGCCGTTATTTTCAAAGTCGTAACTTATTAATTCAAATGCAAGCTCTTCTGCGGCCATTTTAGAAAAAGCTTCTTTTCTTCCGCGTATAACTTCGCCATCTTCAAACATATATGCTAAATAGTCTGCATCACTAACATTATTTACAGCATTTGGCACTCTGCGTACAATTTCAGCACCCGAAGTTCTACCGGCTAAATCTGTTGATGTAGTTTCTCTATCTATTTTTTTACCTACCCAATCTGGATAAGGTAAAAATTTACCATCAACTTGTTTCTGTACCGCGAAGGGCATTGCTTTCATCAACCATGTAGTTGTAGCATTTTCAAGGGCGGTTTTCTTTAAGCTTAAAAAATTACGCCTTAGCTCACCATCTTTTTTACTTCCTAAGTGTTTTTTAATAATAATGTCTAATTGCTTGCCTGCTTCTTTTTTAATTTCAGCTATTAAAGGTGTAACTGTTCTGTTTTTTGAAACAGGAGTATCAATTTTATTTTTTAATACTCTAACAATAGACACAAGTTTATCAGTAGCAGCACTAATAACATTATCTGGAAACGCGTTTGCCCCTAAAAATGTTGTATACGTTTTTCTATCTTGTTGAACAGAAGGTTTTGATTCTTCTGCTACAACTTCTTTTTGTATATCCTCAAGCTGCGTTTTAGTTGTTTTGTCTAAGTAGTCAGGGTTTTTTGACACAGCATCTAAAATACGGAATTTAATTCTATCGTTTATATAACCGTATAATTCACCGCGCCCGTCAAATCTATATATTTCACCTGAAGTATATAACCTACCTATAACGTCAGAAACAAGCTCTTCTTTTAAATCTGGTGATAAATTTTGAAAACGATTATTTACTTGCACTTCAACCATGCCAAACAACTCTTTACCAATTATTTCAGCATTCCTTCCTGTTTGTAATTTTGCAGGATCTCCGCCGTAGTCTTGACCAATTTTATTTAATGTTTGTTTTGTAAGTTGTAGTCCTTTACTTGTTTTATCAACTTGACTTCTTTTAGCTGTTTCTTGAACAGCTCCAGGAACGCCGGTAGTTAATGCACCAATAGCTCCTTTTGTACCTAATTTTTTAAATGCTTTTGATCTTGCTAAATTACCTTTTTCAACAGAAGACGCATAATCACGGACAAAATTTAAAACATCTTTACCTTCATTAAATTTAATAGACATGCCAAACGTGTCTTGCAAAAATCTTCGTATTACATCCGCAAGTTTTGATAAAGCTGTTTCAGGTAAAACAATATCTTTTGAAAGTATACTTTCTGATAACAATGTTAATACCTCTTCAAATTGATCGCCATTTAAATTACCTTCACTATCTCGCTGTGTATTGATATAGTTCATCAAATCTGCTTGTGTTTCTAATTGCAGTATTTGACTATTATTTTTTTGTTTTGCATAACTAGCAAGTCTAGCCTTGAATTGTTCGCTTAAAACTTTATCACCATTAGGAAGTGATTTAAGCTCGTTTAAAAGCTCATTACCAAGGTTTATTTGCGCTTTTACATTTCCTTTAACAGTTTTGTATAAAAGTGCATGTAAGAACTCGTGAGCGGCTGTTGTAACAACATTATCTTGTTTAGATAAATCCTTGTTTATTAATATTTGCTGGCTACCATCTGTTCTTTGCAATATAGTACCATAAGTTTCAGCATTTTCTCGTAGCTTACTATCTTTTTCATTTTTTAATGCACTATAATTGTCTTTATTAGCAACCAACCAATCACCTAGTTCTTGTGTGTCTTTAAATTCTTGTAACTGTAAGTCTTTTACAAGACCAGCATCCTTAGCGCTTATTATTGTTTCAGTTTGCCTACGCGTTTCAGCTTCAATTAATATATCCTGCTTTTGTTTAGTAAGATCATTTACTTGCTCTTTAAGCTGATCTACTTTAAAATCTTTTATTTCTTGAGAAAGATTTTTATCTGATATTATTTCTTGATATTCGTTTTGTATTTTTTGAAATTCAGCATTATTGTTTATTAAAGATTGCTTTTCAATATCGGTTAGCTGATCAACATTTTTAAAAGTATTTAACAATACTTTATTACTGTTTTCAGTAATTTTAAATATATCTTTACGTATGCTGTTTTTTATTTCATCTGAAAGATCAGGTTTTTGAAGCTCTTTTTCAAGCTTAGAAATCATTTGAAAATTTCTACCCAGCTGTTGGCTATAATCTTTAGTGATAAAGGGCTTTAAAGCGTAAGAGCCAATTACAGGTGCTTTTAAAACAACACCTGACATAAATGCACCAGAAGCAATTGCATTTGGAACGCCGTCCCATATATTTTTTTGTTTATCACCTAGAATAGCAATGTCTACTGCGTTTTCAACAAAAGTAGCAATGCCTTCGCCCCCGCCTTCTTTTAATGTATCTTTAATTAATCTACCCTTTGTTATTTCTTCTCGTATAAATTTTCTACTAGCGTCTAATACCTCGTTACGCGCAGCCCCTTTTGCACCTGTTAGTAAACCTCTAACTCTTTTTACTTGCCCTAAGGTAATTTTTTCTGTAAAGTATTCTGCAGCAGCTGTAATAACAGGAGCGGAAAACCATTGCCATGCATTGTATTCAACCCCCATTTCATTTTCCATCTCACGCATACTAGCGTATTTATTACCTCCGGCCGATGCTGCAACCGCATAAAAACCGTAAGTTGGAGCTAAAAACATAGCACCATATTGTGGTAGCTGATTTCCAATTAGGTCAGCTGCCCAGGTGCCAAAATCTGCTAATGAATTTATATCTTGAACTTGTTTAGGTGTTTCTAGTGTGTCGCGTATATCAGCAGATGCTTTTGCTAAAGTTTTAGAAAGCGTACTTGCTGGAAAATATTGTTGCATGGCGCCAGCTATTACGTCGTCATCAACCCCCACGGCTTCGCCCATAGTAACAGCCAACCATTCAGGTAAATTTAAAACACCTGCAGCTATATCAGAACCTGATGCTATAGCTTTACCGGCTAAATTAGGAATGTTGCCGTATTCTCTTTTTACAACATCTAGTATTAAAGCGTTGTCATTTAGTTTTTCTGCTGCTACTTTGTATAAATTATTATACGTTTGGTCAAAAACATCTAAGTCTGCATTGACTTTTTCAGCTATAATTCGACGTTCCGCAAAATCTTCAAGAGTTGCTGTTTTATTTTTTATTTTTGTGTCCAGCTCGTTTATCCTATTTTTATTTATAGATAAATCTTGATCTAACAATTCAATCCTATCAACGTCTTTTTTAAGATTCTTTCTAGTATTTTTATCTATTTTAAGGACGTCTTTTTCAATAGCTTTTTGTAATGCTGTTGTCCTAAAACCTAGAGTGCCTGCGGCTTCGTCTAAAGCGTCACGTAAGTTTTCTGATCTTCTGTTTTTTCGTTTATCTTGTATGTAAAGATCTTGTGCTTTTTTTAAATGCTCCTCAGTTGCATTGCTATACACACCGCTGATGCCAGACTCAAAATTTACATTAGGATTTGCTTTTTCTAAATATTTATTATAATCATCACTAATGTTAATTTCCATTACGTTAGGGTCCGAAGAAAATGCAAATTGTGTTTGAGGTTGCTCCTCATAAGGCTTAAATAAATTTGAAGCAAATTCTATATCGCCTTTATCTTGTTCTTGAAGATCTTCTTCTCTGGGCATAAATTGATCAACAGCTTTTCTTACGCGTTGTGATTCTTTTGATTCGCCTGTAACGGTTACTTCAGGAATGTTAAGAGTCCTAGACGGGACAAGTTCTTTTTTTGCTTTTCCTCCAAAACCATTTAAATATTTTTCAAGCACATCAGTATCGCTCATAGCTTCTCTATAACCGCCTAATTTAATTTGGCCGCTACGAACGTTATCTACAATTTCTCTTCCAGTATAAGGCTGATTACTTTTAGGTAAAATATATTGGTAAGCGTCTAGGTCATCTTCTTTTACACCAACTATATCAGCTTGGCCAGACAATACCGAAGAAGTATCTTCCGGCGATAAGTCCAAATCTTTTGTTTCCTGAACTAGTGCTGCTGCTTCCTGTTTTTGCGACTCCACAAGCGCAGCTTCCCTCGTTTCGTCTACTTGAAAATCCGGGTCTTCAAGTGTTTGATTTGTAATTTCAAGATATTCTTCTAATGTAACACCGCTAGCTGCTGCCGCTTCAATAGCATCTTGTTTAGATATTTTATTAGCCATTATATATTATTGAATAGGAATTAGTAGTTTATTTTTTAAAAAGTCTTCGGGATTTGGTGCCGCAACAGGAACATAATTACCGCTTTCTGTTTTTATTTCTATAACAATACCATCATTCTGTCTTTTAATTCTATATTTATTAGGAGTGGTAACGGATTTTTGGTCATTAGTAACTGGGGCATATTCAAACTCATAACTTCCAAGTTGATTATATGAGCCGTCTGTTAATAAGCTGTTATAGGCTTCTATTATTGCAGGTTGTTTATTTCTATCAGTATCCCGAAGCGGGTCGCCGCTAGGCCTATTGGATCCAGCTGGATTGCTTTTTTCATTATATGATGCAAGACCGCTAGCTGAAACATTATCGTAATGGCCAAGCATTTGATTAGCTATATCTTCTCTAAGCTTTGGGTCGTTAATTCCTTGCTCATAGTTAGCAGCTTCGATGCCTTCTGATAATGAAAACCCTTGAAAAAGATTATCATGCAATACCGATTGTATTCTAGCCTCACCGCCTGATTCTAATGCGTTTATAATGTCAGCTTTGTAGGCATTTCGCTCAGGGTCACTTAATGGTCTACCTGCTGCAGCTCTATTATAAACCGTAGTTGCGTTGTTTTGAAATCCCGCGGCAAATTCGCTATCTTTTGCGTAGTAATCATCTAGCTCAGAATGTTTTATAGGCCCCTCTGGAGTAATATATGTTGGGTCCGAGGCGTTGGTCCAGTCCATTTCGTAGTTCCTTAAATTAGGATCTAACACATATTGCATTTTATTAAGCAAGCCAGGTCTTGAAATAGCAACGCCATTTGATACCTGCCCTCTTATTTTTATATATTCATCTGTAAGTTCTTGCTGATCTGTAGCAATTTGGTTAGCCGCTTGGAAAATATTTTTCTGCGAGCTAAGCTGTGTTTGTAAGTCTATATATTCCGAAGAATTTGCTCCAAATTGTTTACGCACTACGTCAGCTTGTAGAGCAAGATTTCCTGCATTTTGTTTTGTAGTAAATAATAAATTTTCAAGGCTTGCGCGCATTGCATTAGGTACTTTCTCAGGGTTATAATTAGCACCTACCCTGCCAATAGAATTAGCAGCTAAAATATCTAAACGTTTTTTTTCTTGCTTAGCCTCAGCCTCTTCCTGCAACTTTTGTCTCCTCGCTATTTCTCTTTCTTTTTCCTGGCTTTTAATAACAGGATCTAGAGTTTTATCAAAAGCGGCTGTAAATGCAGCCATTGGTGCTGCTTGGTTTCTAAATCCTCTAGCAAATGCCGCATTTAAATCTCTTTGTGTTGCCATATTAAAATATTATTATTATCAACTTAACATTTCTTGAATCCCGGTACCAAAAGCGCCTTTTGAGCCAGCTGAAACAGCACCGCCCATAAGACTTCCTACGCCACCCATTATAGAAGATTTTGCCGCGGCTCTTGCTGCCTTTGCTGCCTCAAGTCGCTGTGAGGCCATATCCATCATTTTTTCACCCTTTTTAAACTGCATTTCTCGCGAAAGCGCTTCTCCCTGCGCTCGTTGCATTTGTGCTTGTTGTTCACCGCGTGCAGCTAATTGTTGATTTTGGGATTCTTGTGCGCCTATAGATGCGGCGGCTTGTTGTGCTGCTTGGGTTTGTTGATTAGCTAGGCTTTGTGCTAAAGCAGCAACTCCCCCGCCGCCGGCCGAGCTAGCAAGCCCTCCCATAATATTAGCTAGTCCCTGCTGTTGTTGTTGCGCTGCGAAATCGGCAGCCTGCGTATTTACAGTAAGGTCTTCAAACGTGTTTGTTACGTTTTTATATGGGTTAGATGTGTCTATAGCTGCATACCGTGATTTTGCATCATTAAGTTCTCTTTGTGCTGCTCTTTGCTCACGGCGTCTTTTGCGGCCGCCAATAAGTCCTCCTGCAATGCCTGCGACACCTTTTATTGCGCCGCCAACAGCGGCTGCTCCTAATGGGATCATATCCTAATTTATTATTATGTTATTTTAATTACGTGTTAATTAACTACTTAACGATATTTCGCTTCCAACCGAATAAAGCTCTTTTTTTACAGTAGAGGTATTTGCCATAGTTATTTCTGCATAATATCCTAAAATTCCTGAAGTATTAAATTTATTATTTTTTACAAAATAACTAAATGCATTTGCCGGAGCACTATCAAGTGTAATAGTATTACCAGAAATTGCTGTTACAGCTTTGCCTGTATTATTGCCAAGCATTGTGTTATCATAAACTATATCGCCAATTTGTATTGCATTGTTTAAATTAGTAAAAGTTGCATCGTTTGATGATATACTTGTTGGTGTTCCTAACCCTTGTACATTTAATGCTTTTAAATCTAAATCTGCTTTAGTAGTTTGCGTTTCGCCAGATATATAATTATAGTATATACCTTCTTTTTCTATAAAGCTAGGCACATTACCTGTTTGTTTGTCTGTAATTATATTACTAGATGTCCACCCACTGTCGCCCTGATAGTTTAATGTTCTAAAGTTTTTAACACTACCTGGGGAATCATTTAATATAAGCGTAACTTCTGAATCTGTTTTAGTACCATAAAAAGTATTTCTAGTTTCGTTATCATGCGAAAATATTTTACCATCTTTGAATGTGTAGTATATGTTATTAAGACTAACGCCCGCCTCTGGTATAAAGCTTTTACGACTTGTCCAACCACGAACACCTTCCGAAAAAGAAACCGTGTCTGCTTCGTTTTCAAATGTTAAGTTATACAAACCTTTATTAGTATCATATGTACCTAAAATTAATCCAGTTTCAGTCGCAAGATTATCTTTAAAGTAATCTTTCATACCGTATTCGGATATTTCAGTCAAGCCATCCATAGACAATCTTAATACTTTACCTCTGTTTTTATCTGTAAAATATGCTCTATATGTAAAATCAACAAAGCTTTCTGGGTTTTTACTAATACCGTATGAGCCAAACGTTGCCGGTATAACAGCTTGCCCTAAGACTCTATTTGTGGCTGTTAGTTGTGGATTTCCATCAGCATTAAATAAAGCATCTTTGTTAGCTAATATTTTTACAACGCGATCTTCACACAAAGCAATTAAATCAGTGTCTCTAGCATGCAATTTTTGAACGCTACCATACTCCGGATTTAAGTTTTTTGTTATAGGCTCTGCAATAATAAATTGGTTTAATCTATTAGCTCCATTTTTACTATTATATATGCCTGAAAATATTAAACCAGACTTCATATTTTCTTCGCCGTAATTGTCTTCAAATACGGTAGATACTCTAACACCTTTACCAATTGTTGGCGCATTAAAGTCATCACGAATTCTATCTGATTCTACTCCATTATTAAAGCTAATACAATTTGTATATTCTAAATCTTTTGGGGTACCAAGCTGGTCTATTGCATATGTTTGCTCTGTTTCGTAATAAATATCTAAAACGCCATCTTCGGGCTCTATTTCAAATACCGGCGGATTAATTGGCGTATTATTACCAATTAAAGTAAATTCCCTTACGTCTACAACAAAATCAACGCTCGCAGCTGGGAAATTTGTTTCTAAAAGTTTATTAAACTTTATTGCATAATATTTATGATTATCATATTCCCAGTCTACTACGTCAATTATTTTATAATTAGGATATTCTGATATATCATTATATTTATTATCTATATCTGTATATCCTGAGAATCTTATATAATTCCCTTTTTCTAGGCCTTGCCCAAATGGATCAGTTGTATATTTAGAGCGCGCGTCTGTCCAATAATCGTCAGTCCTAATAATTAAATGATAACCAGCCCCTAAAGTTTGAGTATAATATGAACCACCTGTTAAAGCCGCTGTAGTAGTACTTGCATTTACCCAAATATATTGTCTTTCAGCGGTGCTATTGTCCACCCCGTCAAACGGGTAAGTAGTAGCAGCTGTAATCAAGCTATCTTCGCTTGCAGATTCTACTAAAGCTTCTTTTAATTGTGACGAATTATTTAGTTTTATAAAAAATTTGCCAGCATAAGCGGGATTACCAGTGTCGTCTTCAACTGTTATAAATTGAATAGCGCACGAATATTCTGAGTCGTCGGCATTAGTTAAATATATAATGTTAACGTCTTCGCCAAACTGTTCTTCAAATACTATTTCCGCCTCGTCTTGGTCAGCATCACCAACGCCATCTTGCTCTATTGCTTTTATTGTGTAAATATTAGATTTGGCAGCAGTACCTTTTCTTATAAATCTTAATTTAGCTCCAATAGTTGCAGCTGCAAAAAAATCTCCCGAGACTTCGTTTGGCGAGTGGCCTAGTTCTTGAGCTCTTTCTAGCTGAATTGTGTTATGACCCGGAACAGGCGTTAGGCCAGCTTGTTTGGTTAATTGTGGTGTTCCATCGGCATAGTCTGTAGCAAAAAAAACTTCATCTGCAGTAAAAGTTACCTTTTCTTTTTCTGCTAAAAATTTAGGCGGCTCACTGTCTTTAGCAAGAACTTTAAATTTATTATTACTTGGTATTTTGTAAGCAGTATTGCCAGATTGTTTTTTAAGTATTAAAATATCATCTTCAGAAACTTTATTTGTTTCAGATGATGGAAAAGCACAATATACATATCCAGTTTCTGTATCTTCATATATATCACTAACACATATATTATAATATGGATTTGATACTTCTTTTATATAATATTTATAGTGCGTTAATTCAGACGGCAAAGAAGCATGTGTTGTGCTAACTCTAAAGGCTGAATTTAAATCTGCGTTTACTGAATTAATTTTTATTACACCGCTAGTATCCGTAAATACGGGTGTTTGGCGGCTATATTCATCTTGGTATACAATACCGAATTGATATGTTCTACCTGATTTTATTGAAAACTTTTGCGAAGTATCACTTCTTGAAATAGCAGAAACTGTAAATGATGGATTTGTAGTTATATTAAAGTTTTGTTGGTAGTTTCCAAAAATTAATCTATTACCTGTAATTTCTAAAGCTTTTGCTTTTCTAGGTATACTATCAAAAGACCTTAGTATTTGGTTAGATTGTATAGTCTTATATATTTGTTCGTCTTTAACCTCAAGGGTTGCTGGAAAGCTACCACCTGATTTCTTTAAACTTTCAACAATATAAATATTAGAGCTTACTGAATCTTTATATAATATTTCTATTTCTTCTATATCGGCCTGGTAGTTGCTAGCACTAGGAGAGGTGAACCAGCCCTCAAGCTTAAGTTCTCTTACTGTATTCACCATGCCTAGATTATAGCCATCCTGCGCATCGTATTTAAAATCACCCGGTGTAAATGCCGGCAAAGAAAATGGGGCCATTATTGAAAACTGGCCGTTAGTATATTTATATCTATATGAAAATTTAGCAAACTTTAATTCAAATAATGGGTCTTCTTCTTCCAGTAAGCATGTATATTCAACACTATCATCTTCAATTTCGGCTGTTTTAGAAAGAAGTTTTCCAGTAAAACTAGTTCCTGGGTCTGAGTGAACAGTAAGCTCTACTCTTAATACAGATTCTATAGTTTCTCCAAATTCTCCTGAAAATGAGTTTTTCATTTCAATAACGTCGCCTACTTGATAATTAGGGTCAGCACTAAAATTACCAGAAAAAGTATCATCAACTTCTACCTCTGTAAAATTTTTAGTAAATGTTATTGCAGTACCGCCCTCTGTTCCAACTCCGCCTCGTAAACTTTGATCAATTGTTTCAAACGTAGGTGCATTAAGAGGCCCTTTTTTTGCTACAGTAATCCTGTCTTCTGATAAATTAAATGTATTTATTGTGTCATTTTCAAAATCAGTAATACCACCAAATCTGCTAGAATCACCCCAGTATTCTATATCAACTTGTTTTGGCTCTGAATAGTTATCTGTAAAGTATAGTATTTTGTCTAATATATTAATGCCTGTGATATATCTTGTTTCATCAAACTGCAAAATATTATCGCTAACTTCTTCTAAAAGTATAGCTTTAACATTTGTGCCGTCATACTCAAATATACCATTTCGATTTGTTCCAGCGACTAGCCAATATATTTTGTCATGCTCAGAGTCTTTTATGGCGCCTACACATTTACCGCCAACTAAGTTCATAGCAGAACCATTTGGGGATACTGGCAATTCGGTATTTCCCAAAATATTTTGCATCACACCAACATTAGCGCCTTCTGAATATGAAACGTCAATATTTAATGCGTCTCTATATTCGCCTTTTGGAATAAGTCGTTCATCAAGGTCTTTATTCATTTTACCATTGAGGAACATGTTTTTAATCTCCGGCATATTTTAGTGTTTAATCCACTTAGATTGCCCTCTAAGTGCTTGAGTGATATTTTCAGACTTGTAATTAGATAAACGTATTTTAGCATTACGCACGGCAGCAAATTTTTCTTTTTTGAATCTTGCTACTAAATATTCTGGAGTATTAGCTCTGGTTGCTAAAATTGAATGCGCTATGCTTTTGTACATTGCTTCTTCAGCAAACTTGTGTACAATTTTTTCTTCTGCGGTAGCAACGCCATCGCTTATATACTTTAATGTTATAATTTTATTTGCAAGGTCACTTGAAAAGAATATTTTACCTTTTGTTTGGTCTATAAAAAAAGATCCGTTGGTATTCATATATCTTGTATCAATACCATACCTTTGGCCATGCAGGGCTTTAAAAGTACTATCGTTATCTAAATAAATATTGTCAGCCTCTTCTTGAGTGGCATTTGTACTAAACTTTTTCCACGTTTCAGATTCGTTAGCTTTAAGTAAGTTGCCATTGCTATCAAATAAATAATTATAATTATTGTCTTGCAATAATGCCGTAGGGTTGCTTGTTTTTTCAGCAGGAACTATAGTGTGTTCAATCCCACTCCCGTCAACCCAAGTTATTTTTACATAGCCCACATAATCATGTGGTAGCTTCATTTGTAGATTATCTGGTATTTCAATCTCTTGAGATTTTTCGCTTTGTAGAGTATCGTAACTGAGCTCTTGTATTGCTCTTTGAGCAAAGAAAAGTACATTGCTACGTTTTACCTTTGGTATAATTTTTTCTTCGCCTACATATGAAATCATAAAGTTGTTTACAACGTCGGCCAAAGTAATATGTTGATAGCTGCCTAATCGCTCGATTGCATTTACCTGCGTAACTGTTATATTTAAACCATCTTTAGGCGCTCCGTCTGATTCTAATACATCTGTATTGTTTGTATTACCTGAAAATGTAATTGTAGGCGAAGAATAACTATAATTGCCTTGGCTGATTTCTTTGCCGTTTACAAATATGCGTAAATCACCTAATGCTGTAGGTAATGGATCAAACATTGCGGTTGTTAAGGTAAACGCAAGCGTAGATCCATCCCCGGTGAAGTTTGTACTATTATTATAATAACGTTCTTGTGGTATTGTGAATAGTGACATTTATTATGCTTTTTCTTGTTGAACGCTTTTTGTTTCTTCTGCAGATCCAATCTGATATAATCCTGGATCTTTTAATACAATACCAGCAAGCGCTAGTATTTTAATAACCAATTCTGTTTCTTCTGAAGCATGTAACTCAAAATTTGTTGAATTACCTGAATCGTATAAACCAGTAGTATTATCGTATGCCCATTCAACAGCTATTGGGGTTTTAATATAATTACAAGTAACATCCGCAGTTTCATTTGCAGTAATACTATCCGCATATACTTTAATTGCGTTTGTTTCGCTATCTCTTAAGTATACAGGAAAATTATTTGAAGGTTGCGATAATGGTGATTTTTTAATATATAGCCAATCTTTTTGTGTTATATGTTCAGCGTCAATATTATTATACAATATACTACCTAATCTATAAACATCAGACGGCAATGTAGTACCGCCAGTAACAGTGGCACCTGCTTTTTCAAATAAACTTATTTTTTCTTCTAAAATATCCAGCATGTCTGAATACTCCGTGCTATTGCCTGGCAGTCTAGCGAATTGGTTTAAATCATAGAAGTATTGCTCAAGTATATCTAGTTGAGCTTGATTCGCCATATAGTTAAATTCCTGAGGTGTAATGTAGCCCCGTTGTTCTTTGTTTGTAATTGCTAATACCCTTTGGTATACAGTGTTTACATCTACACTCATATTTTAATATTTTAGGTTAGGCCTACGGATATTGTAGGCCTATACCTAAATATCACTTATTTTAATCGTTTTTCAACTGTTTGGTACACTTCAATTCCATCATCGGTTTTAAAGTATGCCGCTAATGCTGAATACGGGTTTTCATCAAATGGAACAGTAATTAATTTTCTACCATTACTAGCCCACGTAAATGTACGTTGGTCATTTGATAATTTAATAATGTTTTGCTCAACTGCTTTAATACCAATATTCCTAATATTTAAATTATCGTCATTAGCAAGCTCTAAGAACAAAAATGGATTTTTGCGAGCAAATAGTAATAAATCTCTTTTAAGCTCTTTAGAAGTCATCTTAGATGCGTTATTTCCAACCTCAGTACGCATAATAGCTTCTGCTTGGTCAATATCCATACTTGATGCAATATTTAAAGCTTCTATTTCAAGCTCTAAAATATCAAGATCTTGTTCTGCATTTTTAATCTCATCAACTTCATAATATTTTTTATCTTTTAAAGGATGATATAATGAAAGAAGTTTTTGCAGTGTTTGTTTTTCTTTAGGAACAGCTAAGACTCCATCTAAAAAAGTAATATGGGCCATTCTAGCTTCGCCTTTAAATTCATCAACAAAAGGTGTTTTTTGATTAATCGCGTATTTCATTTCGCGTTCATACCCTTTTTCTTCGTCAAACCAATAAAGGTTTCTAGATTTAATTGTTGCTGTTAAAGGAGTTTTACCGTTTTTTAATCTATATATACGGTCTTTAATTTCCCATTTTGGTTTTGCGGGCTCTTGTTTTACAGTTTTAGCCTTAACTGTTGGCTGAGGTGCAACCTCAACGGTTTCTTCTGCTATAGCTTTTTTTGCCATGATATAATAAAATAAAAAAATTAAAATAAACCCAGGGCCAAATTAATGACCCCAGATTTAATGTTATGAATTATGCGTTGAAAAGTACGAAGTTATTCGCAGCTTGTACAACTAAACATCTTTCAGATAAGTAGTGTACTTCCATCGCGTCAAGATCGCTAGTAGTAGCACCACCTACTGAACCAGTTACCCAAGATTTCATTCTTCGGTCATCAGCTTCTGACGCACGGTAACGTACGTGTAAGAATGGGCGACGAATGTTTTTACCTAGAGCTTGGTCATATACAGATGAAGTACCAGCAGGAACTAATAGTCCTTTAATGTCATTAATGAATCCACGCGTTTGACCATCATTAAGATATTTCCAGTCAGACTTATAGAAATCATAAGAACCTCTACGGAATCCAGAGAATCCAAGATTCAATGCCATATCTTCGCTGTTTTCAAATACCCCGTAAGAAGTACCACCTGAACCATAAGAATTCTGAGAAGCCAACCAATCATCAATACGTAGGTTACGCTCACGGTTAAGGAAGAACATATTTTCTTCAATAGCTCCTTGAGCATCTAGCTTAGCAATTAAATCTTTAATATCAGCAGTAGTATCAGCAGCAGTATCGCTATCAAACATAGTGGCGGTATGCCCACGAGATTCGATAGCAGCGAAAAGACCTTCAGTACCAGCATCATCGCCAGCAGCAGTAAGTTGATTTTCAACTGTAGATGCAGCAACAACTTTTTCAGCTTCAACAAGCGTCATTTCTAAATAATCTTCGAAACGAGTACGAGTTTCACCCTCAGCTTTAATGTACCATAAGTATCCAGCCTCACCAGATTCACCAGAAACTTCTACCCAACCAATTTGAGCGGCATCAGATCCTGACACTTCAAATTTATCTTTAATGATAATAGGTTTGTTAGTAAAAGTAGTAAAAGAAGGATTGATAGTATCACCTGCCATTCCAGATTTACCTTTTGCAAATTCAGAACCAAATACAAAAAGTTTTAGTCCATCGCCGTCTGCATAGTTAGTATCTAGACTAGCCGCATCATACGGAAGTACTGTAATTTCTGTGCTAGAAGCTACAGCGGAAACATAACCTTTTGTAGTAGTAGTTCCATCAGAAAGAACAACTGTATTACCTACACGAATTGCGTGACCGCCTGAAATTTCTACTGTACCAGCAGCAGCGTCGCCAGCAGTAGCACCAATTTTACAGCCACCACCTGCAGTCCCATCACCGTAAGAAAGGTGCAAACGACCTTGCTCAGACCAAATAACTTGATCAGAAGCCATAGGCATTTCTGCTCCTACCATACGTAAGAAAGAAGATACAGAACGATTTCCATAACGCTCTACTTCTTGTTCATATAATTCAGGTAGATATTGTTGTGCCCACCCGTTGTTTTGAATGTCTAAATAATTTGAGGATAACGCTTTCTTTGCAGGATAAGTGTCAGTCCCTTGAAATGTAATTGCCATTTTTTAAGTTTTAGTAATTTTTAAGTTTTAATTTTAGCGAAGAAGCTGAATCGCCTACAACTCTTGCTTGAACGCCGCCTTTAGCACCAGCTTGGTTATGTATCCCTCTCGGATCCATCTTGATGTTTTTAGCTTTGCTCATGCTTTCTTTCAACGCGTCAGCTTTGCCTTGTTGATAGAAATGATTTGCAATTGAATCTGCATTCATAGCTGTAAACAAAGATTTGTGATAACCCGCAGCATCCGACATTTCATTATTTTCATTTAAGAACTTCTTAACAAAATTATTAATATCACTTTGGGTTTCTTTTACTTCATTTGCGTTTTTAACATTAAATCTATACTTTTTTTCTCCAACTTTATATTCAAAACCTTTGAATTGATCGTTAAAAACATTATTAGTTTTTTGTGAAAATATAGATTTTTGTTTTTCAGCTACTTTTGTTACTTCTTCAGTTTCGTTGTTATACCTATTGAAAAAATCAACAGCCTTCTGTTGGTCAGATGTTAACCTAGACCCAGCTTTAATTTCTTCGTAGTATTTGTTTTTGAGACCATCTAAATGAGTTTTAGCGTGTGCTAATTCTTCTTTAAATGCAAGCTTTTTACGCTTAATGTCTCTTTCCTCATCAATTTCTTCATCAAATGAAAATTTATCTTCAATTAAAAAATCAATTTCATCTGTTGAAAGATGAGGCTTAGTTTTTTCGTAATATTCTCTAAGTAAGTTTTGATCATCAACGTTTGAATAATCTTTATTTAAACTTACGTAATCTTCAAGCGACCCACCTGTTTCATTAATAAAGTCTACAACTTTTTGAATATTTTCCGGAAGTTCAATACCAGAATCTTGTTGCTCCTGAATAGCTTCTTCAACTTCGCTAGCTAATTCTTGTGCTTCTTCTTGTGCTGTTTCTTCCGAAGGTTCTTCTTCAGTAATTTCTTGTAAAATTACTTCTTCTTCTTTTTCTTCTTCTTGGGTAGGTTCTTCGGTGTCCCGTACTTCTTCTGCCACTTCTTGGCTAACTTCGGGTTCGTCGCGAACAGAAACCTCATCTGTGCTTTGCTCTTGAACGGCATTTTCTTCTGTTTGTTGTTGTTCTGTTGCAGGTGGTTTTGATAAATCTACTTTATAAGTATCAGTAGGAGCTTCAACTTCTACACCCGCGTTTTCTAGAACTGTTTGTTCTTTTTCTTGAATAGACGGCTCTTCGCTATCTACAAGATTAACTTTTATTGTGTCTGACATGATAAGATATTATATAATTATACACTATAGATTACTTAGGTTCAAAAGAACCTAAATTAAAATTACCACTAATTATATCATTTCCAGATGATTCGAAATTTTTAGGCGGTAAATTATTTTTTCTTTGATCGATTAATTCAGATTGTTGCGATGCAACTAACCTTGCTCTATCATCTTTACGATCTTCTTTTTCTTTTACTTCTTGTTTTTTAACCCCAAGTGTTGATTCTTGTAATGTAAGATTCATTTGGAATTCTAAATTCATTAACTCTTTTTTCAATTGTGCTTCTTGTGTAAGCTTATTAGTATCTATTTGAGCTTTAACCTGCTCTAATTGTATTTTACTTTGAATTAATGCTTGTTGCTTTTGCACTTCAGCCTGCGCTGCAACTTGTTGTGCTTGTGCATTTGCTTGCGATTGCGCTTGAATATTTTGTTGTTGTATCTGCTGATCTTTAATCTGCTTTTTACCTTTACGTATTTTAAGCATTTGATTTGCTAGCTTGAGATTCTTAATTTCTCTAATATCAATAGCATCATCTAAATCTATTAAACCTGCAGATAATGCAACTTGAATATTATTTTCAAGCATTTGTTTTTCTTCTTCGTCTGGCATAAGATCAATAAATATGCCAAAGTCATATAAATGTAACTCGTCAAGCTCCGCTAATGTTGCTACATTATGCACTCCTATTTGCTGTATAAACGCATCTTTAGTTGGTGAATACTCAATTATATCAGATATTCTTAATGATATTTTTTCAGCAGTTTCAGCCGTTAAAAATAAACCGCTTTGTAATATATGCCTTGTTGCGGTATTAGAATTCATAGCCGCAAGCTTCTGCACGCCAACTAGTGCATTTTTATCCGGATTACTACCGTCTCTAGCTTCATTTAAACCAGTAGTATCTCGCATCATTTGCAAATAGTAATTGTACGTACTAATCAACGATGCAATCTTATTACTACCCGGGTTTGATGAAATTTGCTGAATCGGTATTTTACCAGGATTCATATCACCATCTGATGTAAAAGATCTACCAATTACAGAACCCGTTTGAAAAAACATATTCAACGCTTCTTGCGGATTATAATTTGTACCATTACCTAAATCTATTTCAGCAAGGCCATCAGCATCAAGATAAACACCGTCAGGTACCATTCTTGACATTACTTGTTGTATTTTTAAATGTGTAAGCTGAATCATATCAGCAAATCCAGTAATTCTACTAACAAGCGACTCAACCCTACCGTTATACATTCTTGGTGCAACAATAGAATAGTTCATGCGAACTTTATTCATATCACTTTTAGTACGCAGCATATTAGCGGCTATATTCCACTTAGCTAATTTTCTAGACCCCAATATATATGCCCCCTCAAAAACAACTTCAACAGCTCTTGATATTTTTGAAAACTTTGCTCTTGGATCATTTGGTGGATTAAATAAATCGTTTTTAGGTATTACTTTTTCGGCTCCCGAAGCGGTTTGTTTTATTTTATAAACTTCGTTTACATACGTTTTATAATTAAAATACAAAACATCTACTGTGTTAACATCGTATTTATTATTATCCGTATTTTGTTTATTATATGTTTTATACTGCGTATTGCCTTTATCAGTAATTTCTTGTAAATCTTCCTGTGTAAGATTAGGAAATTCTTTTTTAAGCTCGTTTATTGATATTGTTTTTAATTCACCTACATAATATATATCGTCGAAGTATGGTGAATCTGTATATGAATAAACTAAATTAGCAGGATCTACATATTCTATTTTTATACCTTCCGATGTTGAAAACGTAGTTTTAGTAGCACCTATACCCAATACGGCTAAATCGTAATAAAAGCGTTTTTTGGTAAGCTCATATTTGTTTTGTTCAAATACAACTTTTAATGCTTGTTCCTCAGCCATTTCAACAGCTTGCTTATAGGTAAGTTGCATATGTAATTGCAGCTCTTCTTCGTCTTGTGGTAATTTGTCTGGCTCAGTTTGCGCTATTTGAATACCAAAGTTCTGCATTGAAAAGTCCGCAAGATCTTTAGTTTTCATATCAATTAGCAAGCTTTCCATATATTCTGTGCGTTTTGATACGCCATATGGATCTTGTGAATATGCTTTTATATCATATCCTCTTTCCGCAATACCGTTTACAACAATATCAACAAATTTAGGTATAATTGGAACTGGTTTCCAATCTAAATTAAGATATGACATGTCACCATTAATAGACAACTCGTCTTTATATTTTTGTACTGATTGCTCACCGCGGGCATATAGTCGTAACTTATGAAAGTTTTGTTGATTTAAATGATACCTGTTTGTTCCAGAGTCTCTTTTAAACCATTCGTTTTCAATAGCACGAGCAATTTTTTCGCCGTAAGCAAAACTCATTTTTTCTTCATCACTAGCAACTTGGCTAGGAAAGTAACTTTTACTAACTGCTTCAGACATTATTTTTAATTAATTTCGAGGTACTACCATCGTTTGAATATCTTGCGATATTAAAGTTTACTTTTAATTTTGATTTTTCTTGGTTGGGCGCATACAAATTTTTATTGCAAGCCATAATGGCTAAACCTGAGCTAATAGCCGCATCAAATTTTGTACGGTTATTAATGTTAAATTTAGCCCAGTCGTTTAGCGTATTATTAAAATACATATTCCCATATTCTTGGTTATCTAATATGCCTACATATTTTTCTATATACGATTCTATAGCAGCGGCGTGTGCTTGCTTAATATCTTCAGAAGAGTTAGGAATTCCACCAATTTCTTTTTCTGTAACAGATAGCTTATTTCTAGCTCTGTCAGGTCTATTCATTGAAAATCCACGATAGCCTCTTCTTCTTAAATAATATAATAATCTAGGTTTGTTATTCTCTGCAAGTAATGGCATCCCGTAAAACGCCAACGCCATCAGCACATCTTCAAAAAACATTTCTGCCGTTTGTGGTCTTGCTACGTATTCTAAAAAAAACATATTAGCAGGAGCATCCTCCATACTAAATTTCGTTAAACCGTGCAAAGCGCCTTTAGATCCTTGACCATCTGTAGTACCTGATATATCGTAGCTATCGCAGCCAAATGCGCCAATATGTTCATTTCCGGGGTATTTTACCCCATTCTTTACTATTACACGATTTTGTAAATTCGTAGGTGGTACCCAGCTTACTTTAAATCTTCCATTTGGGTTTGGCGCAAATTGTACTTTAGTGTCTTGTACACCATTTTCCCATTGAAAACTTCCAACCGTAATGCCAGCTAAAGATTCAATATCATCGTTGTAATCTATTTGCTCGTATATTTTAGCTAAATTAAATATACTATTTTTAGTTTCATCGCGGAACGCGTGCTCTTCTGTACGCGGGAACTGCCTGTAATATTCGTTTAAGCCATCCTGGTCGCCTTTTAATCCGTCAACTTCATTATCCCAATGTTCTATAACCCCGACGTCTATAATGTCGCCGTATGGGCCTTCAGCTGGTTTTTTTGGCGTATCAAATACAGGGTGTCCATAAGAATCAATGAATCCTTCGTAATTCCACTCCATAGGTATGAACAAGCTATATAATCCACTGCGAGTCTGTCCATTGCGGTTTCTTTTTCTAACGTCTGAATCATTATACAACTTTTTAAAATTTTCGCCGCCTTTGTCAAGAGCATTGCTCGTTGATCCCATCATACACTTGCCAATAACCCTGCTACCCAGTCTTAAGGTAGTTTTTGTTACGCGCCAGTTATTTAAAATATTATCTGGCTTTTCCCATTTACCGCTTTCATCATGCACTAGCAGCTTCAGTTTTTCACCATCGTAGCTGTTATCGCCTGTGTTTTTCCAATCAATAGTCGTATCTAGGCCTTCAAGCTCTTCGCGTTGTTGTCCTGACTCTATAGACTTTCTTGTTAACTTTGATGCGGGTACTCTATATGCTAATTCTGTTTTTGGACGGTCCATACCGTCTTGTATTGGTTTAAAGAAAAATGGATAGTTTATTGATATTGGTACAACTTTATCTGTGAACATTTTCTTCGCATCGGAACCAGATTTGGACAATATGCCGAATCGTGCATCACTTGATATTGTAGCCCAGTTAACGGTCTCAGCTGATGCCATAAACGAAAATCCTGAACGTCTGTTTTTGAGATAGCACATTCCATAACATCTGGCGTCTGCTTTGCAAGCTTCCCAGAAAATAAAGAAAAGTCTGTTTGCTTCTCTAAACTCAGGTGCCCCAACATCAATCTTGGTCCACTGCAAGTACATATAGTTAGTGCCAGTAATGTAAGTAGCCACGTTTTTATTATAGAACCAATGGCCTTCTTCGCGTCTTCTAAATTCTTCATCAATGTACGGCTCCCATTTTTCTTGAAATTCTGGCGGATAGTTTTTCCAATCAAATATGGTTTTTATTTTGTTTAATTCTTTTGGATATTCTTTTTTTACCCATTTATTATCGCCTTTGCTTAATTTAGTAGGCGTAGGGGGCAAAGCTATTTTAAGATTTTGTATTTCGTATACTTCACCTATTTGCCCGGTTTTACTTATAACAATAATATCCTCTTCTTTGTTATAACCGTATTTCCACCGCTTAGCTTTATTAAACCGCTTTAGCTTATTTATTTTAATAGGTTCTATAACCTTACACAAAGTTTGCTGGTACATTACTTACTTCTTTTTTCAGCAAAACCTTTAAACGCCTTTTTTTCTTCCCGTGGTTTATTTTCAAGTACAGCTTTTTCTTCTTGAATTCTATTCAATATTTCAAACGCATCAAATATTGCAAGCTTTTTTGTAGCCGCTGCGTTTTTAAGCCTATCGGCAGATACGTCGTCTTCTGTATTTGTAATAATTTTTTCCTCAGCTACTTTTATAAGCTCATCAACCGCTTTGTAACCAGCTTGGATTATACTCGACTTCGTTTCCTTGATATTCATATTTAATTGTAATAGATTCGGTGTGTACCCTATAAAATCTTTCATCATCTATAATAAACTCATAATTTGATGTAGGGGTAAAACCAACAAGTGTACCGGCTTTAATACCATTTTTTTCAAGTGCAGCATCGGCATACTTTATAATACCAACACACGGCTTCTCTTTATCTGTATTTAAATTATCATCAGATGCTAGGGGCTTAACGAAACAAAATCCTTTTGGCGCTTTCCATTTATCTTTACGTTTGTATAAAAATATTTGATCTAAATCAATAAAATATTTATTATCTTCAAAAAAGCTTCTTGAATTTTTTTCTTTACCACGAACATCATACCACCGGCGAAAAATATTATGGTGAACGATTACCTCGTCACCTTTTTTAATATCTGTTTTTTCTGCAAGCGGTGTTTCAAGTACAATAGCATTTCTGCTAATATACCTGTGGTCAGATATTTCTGTATTTAATATTAATTCGTTATCACCAACTTGTTTTTTGTTATTGTAACGATCTTCTTTTGGCTCAACTATAAAACTAAAAATGCTACGCATTAATATTCTAGGTTATACTCAACTGCTACGGCCATGTTTTTATTGAAGTCTTTCCACGGCAATACTTCGTTGTTTTTTTTAATATAAATACTGTATTTGTTTTCTTCTTCGACTATATCACAAATAGTATGCCCTCCGTAGACCTCTTGGCCTACGGAGTAATGCATAGCTTCATTTTTATAGTCTCTCCCGATACTAATCTTCCTTATCAGATTCATCTTCTTCCGGGATTGCTACATAAGTTCCATCTTGAATATTTACAGATACTTTTCCGTATTCTTCTTCAAGTTCTTTTTGGAACGTTTGTAATTGTGCTTGGATTTCTCCGGTTTGGTGCAATAGGTTATGCTTTTCAACTTCTAGTTGGCCTAATTGCAGTTGTGCTTGGTTTAGAGCTTGTACAAATCCTTGCAGTTTTTGTAGTTGCTCTTCGGTTAATTTTGCGTCGTTAGACATAATTTAATTGTATTTAATTGTTAATAATAGTTATGCAGTTGGTAACTGCTTGGTTACACTTGTAGGTGTAATTTTTTCTTCAATTTGAGCATCTAAGCTAGCTTTAATACTATCAATGTCAAGTTCACTAGCTTCAAGCCACGCCTCTACAATATCTTGTGTAAGATCATCAAAAGCTGTATAGTCAGCAGCATCAGGAGCAGCAACGATTTGCGTGCCGATATAGTTTGCTGTATAGGCAACGCCGTCGGCATCTGTTTGATCAGACGTAGCTGTCATTCCCCAGTGAACGTTGTAAACAACATCCGCAAGTGAATCTTGCGTTGGGTATGTATCTAAAGCATTTATTTGCCAAGAATATGTATTTGCCATTTTTTGTTTAGTTTATATTTATTAATTACTTATTTTATTGGTTTTCTAAAATTTGTATTCTAGATTCTAAATTTTCTATTTTAGTTATTGCTTCTTGTAATGCCGCTGTAAGAAGCGGTACAAGCTTAGCTTGGTCAATGCCTTGGTAATTTGGCTCTCCATTTGGCAGCAAGTCATCTTTTTCACCCGTAACAGCTTCGGGGACTACTTCTTGTGCTTCGTGCGCAATAAAACCATCTACTATTAAGCTATCAGGCCCATCCGACCAATTAAATCTGCTAGGTTTTAATTGTTTTATTCTTTGTATACCGTCTTGTATTTTAACAATATTTCTTTTAAGCCTATAGTCAGAAGTAGTATTATATTGAACGGCAAATTGGTTCATTGTAATATATCCTCGAACCGACCCGTTGGACCTTGTGAAATCTATCATTCTTCCAACAGTTGATGGTAAAGAATTTGTAGCTTTTAAAATTAAATGGTCACTATCTGTTGTACTTGCTGTCCCTTCAATTTGCAACTTAGCTCCAGGACTAGTCGTCCCGATACCAACGTTGCCTGAATAATCTATAGTCATTTTGGCATCTGTCTCATCAGCATTTGATGAGTTAGCTGTTCCTTCCATAGCAAAGTACATTTTTCCTCTACCATTTGCATCTTGACCTTCAAAAATTATTGCACCTTTTTGATATGTATTACCTGTGTAACCAAAACGTATTCCTGTGTGTGTTCCTACTGTACCTATATTGTTATTTTCTAAAGAAAGAGGATAAGCGCTTGTACTGTCATCTCTTAAAGAAAGTTTGTATGAAGGACTAGTCGTTCCAATACCAACGTTGCCGTTAAAATATGTTGTACCGCTATGCCCATCAATACTAAACATAGTCGCTGTATCACTTCTTGTTAATTTTATATTAGCACTATTGTTTGCGTTGTTATTTACTTCAAAATATGAGTCTGTATCATAACCGAAAGCTCTAAAAGTTGGCGAGGTTGTTCCACCTGAACTTGCTGAAGTCCTAATGTCCGTCTTAGCTGTCGGGCTCGCTGTACCTATGCCGACGTTGCCATTGTGCTCAATGCGCATGCGCTCTCCATTTACTGTTTCAAAAACAAAACCAGAGGCGTTTGATTGGTTTCCATAAAAATTAAGAAATCCATTAGAAGTATTTCTACCTATATCATAATAATATGTAGCTGTACCTATTCTAAATTGATAGTCATTTGATCCAGTTGTATTAATTTCTAAAGCCCTACTAGGATTAGTTGTCCCAATCCCAACGTTGCCACTGGAGTTAATACGCATTTTTTCACTGCCATTTACATTAAATGCAGTTGTTGATGCGTCTATACTTAGCGTATTCCACTGGTTAGTGTTTGAGCCTAAATAAAGAACTTTTGTATTATCTGTTGTTGGTCTTATATACGAAGCGTTTCTGCTTAATTGCAAACCATACCCTCGCATTTCAGTATAAGTTCCATCATTAAAATAAGATCGTACAGCATCATCAGCCGTCCCATCTCCAATTTGTAGTTTAACCTCAGGATTAGTAGTCCCAATTCCTACGTTGCCAGTGCCGTCAATAGTCATAACTCTATTAGAGCCTAATACATTAGCACTATCACTGGGTGTCCAAATATAAAAATCAATTGCGTTTGTTGAGGCTGTAGCACTGTTGTGTCTTGTTCTTATAGTATGAGCATACCCATTTGAATTAAACGGATTCCCCCCATAACTAAATATTATTTGAGCTGAATCTGTACCTGTACTTATATCTCCTGAT